CAGTCTGCAACCATTTTTTGAGATTCTTTTGACGTTCTTTCTGCGCCCTTTCATCTGCCTTGGTAACGCTATTGATAGCGGCAATCTCTGCTTCTGCTTCCTCTTCGGCAAGGTCAGCCTTTAATTTCTGCAACTGCTCGGCAATCTTAGCCCTATCATCCGCACTAAGGTTATCAGCTTGAAGCTCCAATTCTAAGGCATCAATAGCGGCTTCGGTAGTCTTTCGAGCATAATCAAGCCGTAACCGGTATTCCTCTGCTGCATATTCCTGCTGTGTAATTTGTTTAGAAGCTAATTTCTTTTTCAGCGCAAGCATATCCATGATGTGCTCTTCATCACGAATCTTTTGCTCATGAGCTGCATTTTCAGCGATCAATGAAATTTGATCGGAAGCATACTTCTCATACAACTCCTTTTTCTTCTTTGCATACTTTTCAGCAATGAGGAACACATCTTCACCAGTTTTCTCTGCTGCATCAATTTCACTCTCACGTTGAAGTTCCAACTGTTGAAGTTTTAAATCCAATTCCTCTTTAGAACCTTTTCTAACAACAGTAAGGGC